GAATGAATTTGCCCTATAGAATTAGAAAATAGAGAGGTAAATATATTATGAATAGTGTTCAATTATTGGGAAATCTTGCACGTGATCCGGAAGTACGTTATACACAAACGGGCCGAGCGGTTGCGACTTTCACAGTAGCCGCATCTAATACATATATCGATAGTGCTACAAACGAAACAAAAGAACAAACGGCGTTCGTAAATTGTGTAGCGTGGGGAAAACTAGGCGAAGCAGTAGGCAACTATAGAAAAGGAAACCGCTTATTTGTAGAAGGACGAATTCAAACAAGAAGTTATGAAACGCAAGACGGACAAAAGAAATATGTAACGGAAGTTATTGCAAGTTTTGTAGGTGTATCCGCTTTAAATGATGCGGAAGCTGGCAGTAATTTCGATAATTTTGCAGATGATAAGGGGAACGATGAAAATATTCCGTTCTAATAGGTGGCGAAAATGTTAGTTAAGAACGATAAAGAATGGTGCTGGTGTTTAGGCGAACATGTAGGTTATCCGCAAAAAAGCATTGAAGATGCCGTGAAAGAATTTAAAGAATTTAACAAAGAATACCAGTTTGTGGAGCCGCGACTCGTTAAAGTTGGAAACCCTTATTATTATATTCCTACGGTTGATGCGGAGCGTGTGATTGAAAATGTATTTGATAGCGATCTAGACGATGAAATAGCAGAATATTCGGAAGATTATCTATTAAACGTAAAACAAGAACATATAGATGAGTTACAAGAAGAATTAACAACGGTATTTCGCAAATGGGAAAAACGCAACGGGTACAATAATACATCTTATGTTGTGCTTGAAACGATAAACCCTTTTAAATAGGTGAAAATATGAAATCGCCATGTAAGGGTTGTGAGTATAGGGTGTTAGGCTGCCATAGTACATGCGCAGCCTACATCAAGTACAGTACCAACAGAAAAAAAGAAATAGAAATCCGTGATATACGGGGCGATGTGTTTGGGTATGTAAAAGATAGCAACAACCGCATCAAGCGGCGTATGGGTAAATGTTAGGAAGGTAAAAATGGCATACATAGAAAACTGGCTTGCATTAGGTGCTTGCATATATAGCCGAAAAACCGCAGATGCAGCGCTTGCCGCATTAGGTTTAAGAAAAGCTATCAAAAGAAAGCCGATGCGCCCCGATGTTGATGTAAATACATTGATTGCACTACGTAATGAAGGGTTAGCAATTCGGGAAATTGCGGAAGCGTGTGGCGCATCGTATACACTGGTTAGAAATCGCCTATTAGCTGCTGGGGTAAATCTTGAAAGGTGGAAGCGATGAAACAAGCGTTAATAAAAGGCACTAAAAGCGATGAATGGTATACGCCTATAGAAACCGTTAAAACAATGCTTAATGTATTCCCGCCAAAGGCTGGCGATAAAATTTTATTGCCATTCGATACAGATAAAAGCAATTTTACAAAAATTGTTACACGCGATTATGATCCATTAGCTATATACGGCATCAATGATTTTTTAACTAAAGATTATGAATTTGATTATTTAATCACTAACCCGCCGTATAGTAACAAAGATGAAATTATAGCGCGGTGTATTGAAACGGGGCGCCCGTGTACACTGGTACTGCCTATAGATGCACTGGGGGGGGGGTACAAAGGCATAAATTATTTAGCAAGACAAATATAAGCGTATACGTACCAACTAAGCGCATTAAATTTATAAGTGAAACGGGTGAGCATACAAAATCGCCCGCACATCATAGCATTATCATGCTAATAAATGCGCCTAAGAATGAAATTATCTATGAATATCAAAAGGGAATTGATAAATGAATGTTAAGGTAGACATGGGGAACGGTAGAGTTTTTACATGTGAGCAACTAGCCAGCGCATTAACGTTGGTTATTGAAAACATGATTTTGAAACCAAAAGTAACGCAAGATAGATTTTTAATTACGCTTGAATACAAATACCATAAGGACGGCAAAACGAAACGATTGCGGCAAGCACTTTCTAAAATGGTAATGGAAGCATTTAATGGAACGGTTGAAGCGTACATTTACAACGTACGGCAGCAACTGAAAGAGATTATTATAAAAGGGGAATTATACGATGAAGAATGAGCAAAAATGGTTATTGCAAGAAATGTATAACGAAGGTTATCGAGATATTAAGATTGAGGGTGTTTATGCGTTTTTCGTAAATCCTACATTTATTGAAAATGGCGGGAATTTTAAGATACGTGATCATACCCCAAGAATTCCATGCAAGGTGCTGGGGTTAAATCCTAATATCCGTAAATATTCCATTGCATCGTTGCTGGGTATCGTGGAATGGGGAAAGGTTCCAGTTGATACGCCAGTTATAGTAAAAACTGCATTTACAAAATTGAAACTTTATTTTGCTAAATATGAACATGGAAATGTATATTGCTTTATATCCGGCCAGACGTCGTGGAGCAATACAGATGATTATTATTGGGTATATCCGAAAAATATTGTATTGTTGGCGGAAAGGGCATTGAATGAGTGTAATTGATATTACGTTGAAAGGCCGCCCAGCAACTAAAAAGAATAGCGGCCGAATTATATCCAGAAACGGAAAGCCTATTATAATACCGTCGGAAGCCTATAAGAATTATGAAGATGCTTGTATGTGGCAATTAGCCGGCAAGAAACTGCATATATCTGGCATCATCGTTGTTGAATGTAAATACTATTTGCCAAATAAAAGAAGTTGGCCGGATTTAATCGGGTTACTACAGGCGACTAGCGATATATTAACAAAAGCGAAAGTTATCGACGATGATAAATGGATATGTTCTTATGGTGAAAGCTGCATCGCTGGTATTGATAAGGAAAACCCGCGGGCAGAAATACGGATCATGGATAGAAAAAATAAACTATTGGAAGCGTTATTGAAATGAGGGCAACAAATGGAACTGTTAAACAAGATTAAACGTATCTTTGGTTGTAAACGCTATAATGCGGACGTAATCAAAATTAAGCGATGCATGCCGGGTGTATTATTGCCTAAAGTTGGCAGCGTAGATGCTGCTGGCATGGATTTTTATCAACCGGAAAGCGTAGTTATAGAACCGCATCAAACGCAATATGTAACGCTTGGGTTAGCGGTAGAAATTCCAAAGGGGTATATGTTGATGCTGGCGCCACGATCAAGCATGAGCAAAACGCCGTTAATTATTCCGAACTCATTCGGGGTAATTGATGCGGACTATAGGGGAGAGATTAAAGCAATTCTACACAATACCAGCGATACGCCGTATTTAATTCAAAAAGGCGATAGATTGATACAGGGTATTATGGTACCAGTTGGCGCATTAAAGTTATTAGAGGTTGCACAATTAACCGAAACGGCGCGCGGCACTGGTGGTATTGGAAGCACGGGAAAATAACCATGATTAAATTATTATTTGATGCTGCATTGGTGTTTTCGCTAGTGATAGCATTAATTAAATTAGTATCAGTATTTACGATGTAGGGGACAAGGGGCAAGATAAATGCCCCTTTGATACGAATAGGCGAAAGGGGAAATGTGTAATGCCTATTATTGATCCGATGTATCTGTACTTGATTGAGGTATTGCATAATATAGATGCTTTAAATCAAGCCGTATTTATGATTTTGACTTGCGCAGCTGCTGGCATCACGATTATATATTTTGTAGATGATAACGCACGAAGTTTATTACGAACGCACAAAAAGAAAATTGTCGCCTTATACATTGCGTTTATAATTAGCGCATTAATAGCGGTATTAGTACCTACAAAAGATGCAATGTATAAAATGCTATTGGCGCATTATGTAACAACTGATAATATCCAGCTTGTAAACGATGCTATCAAAGTTAATTTACAAGACTATTTGAACATGTTAGGGGAAACGGTTAAGAATTTAAGATAATGAACCATACGGGGGAATACATGACGGATAAAGAATACAGGGAATTAGGAAAAGAATACCTAGAACCGATTAAATTAATTTCAATGAAAATTAAATCATTGAAAGAAGATCTAAAGCATTTGCAATCCGATATAACAACGATTGGGGCTGTTGATTATAGCAAGGAACGGTTAAGCGGTGGCGGAACGCCGGGCGGGTTAGACCGTCAAATAGTACGCCTTGAAAGTAAACGTGATGCGGTGCATAAAGAAATAGGCGCATTAATTGATGAACGCGAAACGGCGGCGGATATCATCAACCAATGCACCATAGGGAAAACCAATATATTATTAATGCGTGAATACATCGACGGGGAAAGCGCGAAATATGCTAAAAGTTTTACTGATTTAGGTAAAACGCAAGCCGCCGAATTGAAAACACTAGGCCTTATAAAAGTAGGGAAGTTTTTACATGAAACGTATTATCCAAGCATGTACACAGGGAAATCGGTACAAGTCGGACTACGCCGAACTACATCGGAATAATACGGAAACGCCATATATAGTATAATTATATTGTCAAATGATGCTTAAAAGGTCATTGGCGTAATTCTCCTATATGAACACAATGCACAGGGGAACTTTGGGCCGTTCCCCTATTGTGTATTGTAAACCGATACCGATAAAAAAGAATTCCTTTCAAACATACACAATGCCATTGAGAACAATCCTATCAAATATAAATATGTACTTCCAAGCACAACAACAATAAGCATAATAAACCTAATTTCATGTGATCCATATCGGTATTGGTTTAGAGTACACATATCAAGCATTGAAAACTGGGGTTATAGCGTTTTCTAGAAACTAGGCTTACGGGCCTATGTTGCCACGCGTGCAGCAATATAACTCCGGTTTTGAGTGTTTAATACATGACAAATGAATAAAATTATCAGAATATGAGGTATATCCACGGCGATATATCTCATTTTTTGCATAAAAGGAACATTTGATTATTGAAAACTGAACATGCTGCATTTTTTTATAAGGTTTTAGACCAAAATAACCCGAATTATTTCCATGTCATATCTGTTGTGGTGTGTTTGGTTTTGAGTAATTAAAAAAGCCGCTATTGTCTAGCGGCTAACATTTGGCGTATTTGGTTATTCATTTCTTGCTGATACTCATCTACGGTATCAAATATTGCGTCCCGTAGGTTGAAAGCAGCGAACGCATCATATATCGAATTAGTACGACGGCGAAACAATTCGCATTTTTCGGCGATATAACGAAGCATCATAACAATGTTGCTTAAATCGTCATAACCTAGTGTTTGAATTATGCCGTCATTATTGTGTTTAATTCCGGTATATGCTGCTTGTAATGTTTCGATACTGTTTAATTCGTTGTATCTGATCGCGTTTTTAATTTCTTGAATAGTCATTTGCATTGTAAATTCTCCTTTTTGAATACTTGCGTTTTCTGATGTATCTTATGACTTAATTATACTTGCGTTTTCGCAAGTAGTCAATAGGGAAATTAAAAATTTTTCAAAAAGTTTGTAAAGGTGGTGAAAAGCTAGTGAATATCATATGTACAAAATCAAAATGTCTTAACAACAAAGGCGGCCAATGTACGGCCAATGAAATATATTATGACGGATTATGCCAAACATATTGCACTAGCCAACACGCATCTAAACAAGTCGCCGGAATATGTACGCGATCACATGGCAGAATGAAAAGTAAAGATAACAACATACTACGATAGGGGGTGAAACAATGGCGAAAACTACATATAAGGACTGGGAAGCAGAAGAAAAGATTTTACTGTTACAAGGCTGGGCGCGTAATGGTTTAACAAATGAACAGATTGCCAGCAATATGGATATTGTTGTTTCTACCTTATGGGAATGGCGTAAGAAATCGCCCAAAATATCGAACGCCCTAAAAATAGGTAAAGATGAAGCAGATATACAAGTTGAAAATGCACTTTACAAAGCAGCACTTGAAGGAAATACAACGGCCATGATTTTCTGGCTTAAAAATCGACGTTCTAAAGAGTGGCGAGACAAGATACAACAGGAAATCACAACAGAAAGCGCCGTTAAATTGGTTATTGATAATAACGAATTGAGTGATACAGATGAGTAAAACAAATCTGTTTCGCGATGTAATACGGCCAACGCCCAAGCAAAAGGAATTTTTGCGGGCAGTTAAGCAAAACATATATACGCTATACGGCGGCGCTGCTGGTGGTGGTAAATCGTATATACTCCGCTGGGGTTTGATATGGCTATTAATTGATTGGTATATCAAAACAGGAATTAAAGGCATACGCGTTGGATTATTCTGTGAAGATTATCCAAGTTTAGATGATCGTCAAATATCCAAAATCAAAATGGAGTTTCCGGAATGGTTAGGAAGCTATAAGGAAAGTAATCATGAATTCACATTGAATGATGAATTAGGCGGCGGCGTTATCTGTTTTAGAAATCTGGATAAGCCAAGCAAATATTTGTCTAGTGAATTCGCTGCTATTGCTATTGATGAATTGACTTTGAATAGTCGCGATGTATTCGACTTTTTGCGTATGCGGCTCCGTTGGACTGGTATCACGGATACAAAGTTAATAGCTGCAACAAATCCGGGCGGTAAAGGTCATATGTGGGTTAAAGACCTATTCATTGATAGAAATTTCACAAAAGAAATGCAGCCGTTCGCCGATAAGATTGCATATATACAAGCAAGGGCAAGCGATAACCCGCATCTATCACAGTCTTATATAGATGCACTTAACACGTTGCCGGAAAAACTACGTAAAGCATACTTAGACGGCGACTGGAATATATTCGAAGGTCAAGTATTTACAGAATTCCGCACCGATAAGCATGTAATAGAACCGTTTGAAATACCGCATCATTGGCAGCGATATAGGTCAATGGACTGGGGATATACGAAACCATATGCAGTATATTCCGCAGCGGTTGATTATGACGACGTACTATATATAACTGGTGAATATTACGGGTGCAAGCCGGGTATGCCGGATACAGGTACACAGGAAACGGCAAGGGAAGTAGCGCAAAAGATAGAACATTTAAAAGACTATCAAGGCGTGGCAGACCCGGCAATATGGCAGCGAACAGGCCACGACGGGCCAACGATTGCGGAAATATTTGCAACTGAGGGCGTGTACTGGGTACGTGCTGATAATGATAGATTGGCCGGATTGATGCAAGTACATCAACGATTAAAAGAAGGTAAGCTAAAAATATTTAGTAATTGCGTACACTTAATACGCACATTGCCAGCTTTAACGTACGATAAAATCAGAGTTGAAGATGTAGATACAAAACAAGAAGATCATGCATATGATGCGGTGCGTTATATGTGTATGGCACGGCCGGTTAAATCTGTTAAACCAGAAAAGCCATTTAATGACGGTTATAGATATGTTGATGATAGCGAAGGAGATATAAGCGCATGGGGCGTATGAGTGAAAGGGCGTTGCGTGATTACGCCTTTAAGG